TCATGCGTAGAATTCTAAGGCCGTAATGACTAGGCGGTCAACGCAGACAAAAAAGGGGCGAGGTGTGATCCCCGCCCCGAAGGATGGCAACTGCGGGGAGACGCCGCAGCGGAAGGCGGGTAACTGACAACCACCTCCGAGGCTGATTCTATCGGGGCAATACCCGACTAAGTTGTAGGGTAGTTGACAGGTTCGTCAATTGTTGTATGATTCGCTCATCAACAACTTTTTAGGAGTCTCCTAAATGTTCTCTACCAACCAAATCGTCCGCGGCCACAAAGCCGGCGTCTTCGTGATTCTCTCTTTCCGCATCGGCGCTGACGGCGAGCGTTGGGCTAACCTCAAGGAGGTGAATCCTCTCACCATGAAAACCTATCGCGGCGGTCTGTCGCTCCCTGAGTCTGCCCTGCGCCCCTACGCTTAACTTAATGGCCCTTCGGGGCCTTCAACCAGGAGACCACCATGCGAACCACCAAAAAATACGCCCGCACCCTAGAAGAAGCCTTCGGCCCCTACGCCCGAGGTTCGATCAGCGAGCCTTACACCGAGCTGGACCTGACCGACAAGATCATCACCGGCGTGTGCGGCGTGATCCTGTTTGCCCTTCTCCTCGCAATCCTTACGGGGGTGATCTAAATGCACGACAAGCTCAACGGCGAGATCGACAAGATCGTCATGGAGATGGCACCGCCCGTTAACTCCATCGGGATGCTCGCAACCGAGGACGTTGTGCGCATCGTGCGCCAAGCAGCCACCCGTGGGGCAATGGCCGGATGGGTTGCTGGCGAGCGCACGGCGCGCGCTCACTGGGGCCGCGAGATCGACAAGCTGCGCGAGCGCATTAAAGAGCTGGAGATGGATCAGATTGCGGGGGCCAAGTGACCGAACGTAACACTGGAGGCCCGGCGTTTCCCGCCATGCACTTTGACCTGACCGACAACGAGCACGGTATGACCCTGCGCGACTACTTTGCGGCGAAAGCGATGCAAGGGCTGGTAGCTGCAAGCTGGTGCGCTGATCTCCGAAATGATCATTATGGAGAGAGTACCGGGAACAGTACAGTTGCAAGAGATGCGTACATGATCGCCGACGCCATGCTGGAGGCACGCAAGTGAAGCGCGCCATCGCCACCGCTGCGCTCGTGGCGCTATGCGCTACGGCGCACGCGAACTTCAAGGACGGTAATCGTTTGCTTGCCGATCTAAATAACACCGGAGCCAGCAACACGCAGATCATGCCGGCGCTGGGTCTGGGCTACATCATGGGCGTGGCGGATGCCTACGGCGGCATCACGCACTGTGCGCCGGAGAACGTGACGGCAGGGCAGATCCGCGACATGGTGCGCAACTTCCTGGAGAACACGCCAGCCATTCGACACCTGCCAGCGAATGACATTGTCGAACATGTTCTTAAAACTGCTTGGCCGTGCACTCAGAAAAAGAAAGGGACGGGCGTATGACCGACTTCCTCCACAACCTGCGTTTCTGGCTCATCGTCGCCGCGGCAATCGCCGTTCCTTGGTTCATTATTTACGTTCTACTATGACCTGCAAATGCAACTGCCCGCCCAACTCGCCATTTCTGTGGCGCAACAACAAGACGCCTTCGATCTTCGCGGTCGATAAGCACATCAACCAGTACAGCAAGCTGTCATCCTCGCAGTCGGCTTACGTTGAGCGTGAGCGCAACAACGGCCGCGACATCTCGCACATTGCCGGCATCAGCAAAGCCAGCCACGCGGCGCGCCTGACCGAGTTCAAACGCTTTTCTGTGTACTCGCAGGCCAAGCCCTCAAAAAATGAAGAAGTTTAAGAACCACGGCAGCCGCATCAACCAGACCCGCGCCCTGCTGCGCGAGAACCCCGACGGGCTTACGGTGTATCAGCTTGCAGACGCGACAGGGGTGGACCGCACCCACCTGTCGCGGGTTTTGAACAAGATGCCCGACGCCTATATCGACCGCTGGATCGCCTTCAAGGGCGAAAGGCGCTGGGTGCGCGCCGTCTGGTGCGTTGTGGTGCCGCCAGACAATTGCCCCAGGCCCGTATTCAAACCGAAGGAGAAAACAAAATGAAACTAATCGACCACGACGAGGCGCTGCGCATGGCGCAGGACACGCTGATCTACAAACGCCTGCCGGAGAATCTGCAAGCGATTTTTCTGACCAGCATGATGGATCTGTCCGATGAGATCCAGGCTGCGCTCATCACGCGCAACAGCGCGGCGCCAGACGATGACTTCTACGCTCGCGGCGAAGCGATGTGGGCCAAGCTGGGGCTGGACAAATGAGCCAGCCGATGCAAGACGACGAGCGCCAAACCATGCGCGAGCACATCCTGTATCTGAGCAAAGCCCTCGAGCAAGAGCGCGCCAATTCCGTGAGGAAGACGCGCCTGCTGCAGCGGATGCTGGACCCCGAGGATCTTGGTTGGGCGGTGAGCCATGAGGTGCGCAGGATTGCCTACGACATCCTGTCGCAAGAGGTGTACGGCGAGAGAGATAAGGAGAACAAGCAGTGAGCGATCCATTCAAGATCGACAGCCCGACGTGTATCTCATTTAGCGGAGGTCGCACCAGCGCCTATATGTTGTGGCGGGTGCTGCAATCTAACGGCGGTCTGCCAGACGAAGCGAAGGTGTGCTTTGCCAATACGGGCAAGGAAGACGAGGCTACGCTGCAGTTTATAAAAGACGTCTCCGATAAGTGGCAAGTCGAAATCCATTGGGTCGAAAGACGTTTTGATGACGTTGGGTTTGAGCGCGTTACCTTTGATACCGCCAGCCGCAAGGGCGAGCCGTTTGAAGCCTTAATCCGTAAACGCAACTATTTGCCCAACCCCGTATCCCGCATTTGCACTAGTGAATTAAAGATCAGGGCGCAGTCAAAATACCTTGCATCGCTTGACCATTTTGCCGGCGAGAAATATTCAGCCATTGAAAATTTGTCGTGGATTGGCATTCGTGCCGACGAACAGCGCCGCGCGGCAAAGATTTCCGACAAGTCGCGCATTCCATTGTGGGCCGCGAGCGTAACAAAAGAAACTATTGGTGACTTTTGGAAAGCGCAGTCCTTTGATCTCGGGCTGCCGAACAATAATGGCGTGACGATGCACGGCAACTGTGATTTGTGTTTTCTTAAGCCCGCATCACAGGTTCTCGCATTGATTGCAGAAAAACCAGACCGCTCCGTTTGGTGGGCCAAAATGGAAGAACTGGGCTTGGCATCTTCACCGTCAGGGAACAAATTTCGCACAGACCGGCCCAGCTACGCCGAGATGGCGAAGTTCGCCTCCGAGCAGCTCGATATGTTTGACAAGAACGAAGAGGCTATCGCCTGCTTCTGTGGAGACTAAAAAAAATGACCCAGCCCCTAATCCTTCGCCCCTCAGCCGCCTCACGCTGGATCGCCTGTCCGGACAGTGTCCGGCTGTCCAAGGACATCCCGCCCACGCCCAGCGGCGATGCAGCAATGGCTGGCACCGCGATCCACGCGCTGGCTGAGACTTGCTATCTGCTAGGCGATAACCCGATGAACAGCGAAGGCCAGATCATCGAAGGCGTGCGCCTGGCGAAGTGGCACTGCGAGATGGCGCAGCAGCACATCGAAAACATCTGGGAGATCGAGAAAGCCGTCGGCGCAGCCAACGTGCGCGTCGAGCAGAAAGTGACCTACGTCGATACTGACGACGTTGTGCTTCGCGGCACCGCAGACGTAATCGGCGTTGGGCAAGACATCCTCATCATCGCGGACCTGAAGACCGGCAACGGCTACGTCGATGAAGACAGCGAACAGATGAAGATCTATGCGCTGTCGGCCATTAGGACGATGAACCTGGATAACAAAATTAAAAACATCGAGCTGCAGATCGTGCAGCCGCGCACCGGCGCAACGCGGATCCACCGCATGACGGCGCACGAGCTGCAGCAGTGGGACGAACAGGTGCTGCAACCAGCGATTAAGCAAACGCTGGACGCGAATGGCAAGCCGCGGCCGTCAGAGAAAGCCTGTCAGTACTGCCCGGCCAAACTCATCTGCCCCGCGCAGCGCGAGGCGCTCGCCGTCATCGAGGCGCAGCCCAACGTCGTCGCGATGAACAAGGATCAGATCAAGGACGTCATGGTGCGCCTGTCTGACGAGCAGATTAGCGACCTGCTGGACCGCGCGCCCATCGTCGAGGCTTTCGTGGACGCACTTCGTAAGCACGCCCTCGAGCGCATGAAGGACGGGGGCACGCTGCCGGGGTGGCAGCTCGCGCCCAAGCGAGCAACGCGCAAGTGGGCCAGCGAGGCGGCGGCCAAGGACGCGCTGATTGAAGCCGGCCTATCTGTGGACAAGCTGTACATAACTGAATTTATTTCGCCGGCGGCTGTGGAAAAGCTGTTAGCAAAGGAGCAAAAGGGGATTCTTGAGGACTTAACCGTTAAGGAAAGCTCAGGAGTAACCATTGCAAGGGACGCAAGCCTGCGTCAATAATGCCCGTCCCAATACGGGTCAACTCTGAAACTTCTGAAAGCGAAAAGCAAAAATGCTGAATCTGTCATCTGGTGGAGGCAACTCCAATTTTCTGCGCTTCTCCCCGCAAGCCAACGCCTGGACCAACAGCGAAGGCGTCGAGGTCGAACTGAAAAAAGTCGTCTTTGACATCGACAATGTGAAGACCGGCTGGCTCCTTCTCGGTGCCGGTGTGCGCGACTGGCAGCCCGACAGCGAGCTGGGCCGCAAGGGTGCGCAGCCTACGCCTGAGCACAAGCGCGGCTTTGAGGTCACGTTCTACAACAAGGAGATCGGGACCGCGTCGTGGTCGTCCAACGGCGTCGGTCCTAACATGGGACTGGAAAGCCTGTACACCGCCTGCGCCGCGCAGCGCGAGGCCAACGCGGGCAAACTGCCAGTGGTTGAGTACAAGGGCAGCCGCATGGAGAAGATCGGCAAGGGCACCACACGCATTCCGCAGTTCGTGATCACGTCGTGGATCGACCGCCCTGCCGGCATGGGAGCGCCCGCAGAGGCCGAGGAGTACGACGCACCTGCGCCTGCACCCGCTGCAGCGCCGGCGCCCGCTAGGGCCACGGCTCGGGCGGCTGCGCCAGCGGCGGCTGAAGACGAGATGTTTTAACGCTCGTCGGTAAACGAACCGGGGCCATTACGGTCCCGGTTTTTTTGTCTCAATAAAAACTGACATGAGAAACACGATCGAATTCGGAGACTGCCGCGAGACGATGCGGCGCTGGGCGGTTGATGGCGTTCGGGTGCAGACCTGCGTCACCAGCCCACCCTACTTTGGGCTGCGCGACTACGGGCACGACGGGCAGATCGGCCTAGAGCAAACGCCCGAGCAATACATCGAGGCGATGGTCGAGGTGTTCCGCTGCGTGCGTGATGTGCTGGCTGACGATGGGACGCTGTGGCTGAACATTGGGGACAGCTATGCGGGCAGCGGAGGCGCGGGCGGGCAATACAAGTCAGGCGGCATTGCTAAGACGGGCACAAATGCCCCGTCAACTTGGGCCGCTGAATACAGTAAGAAGCCCGTCACACTTAACGTGCCGGGCTGCAAGCCCAAAGACCTGATCGGCATCCCCTGGATGCTGGCCTTCGCCCTTCGTGCTGATGGTTGGTATCTGCGCCAGGACATCATCTGGCACAAGCCGAACCCGATGCCCGAAAGCGTGCGCGACCGCTGCACCAAGGCGCACGAATACATCTTCCTGCTGTCGAAGTCGGAGCGATATTTTTTTGATAGTGAGGCGATGCAGGAGCCTGTCGCTGCCAGCACAGTGTCTCGGTTATCTCAAGACGTAGAAAACCAGATTGGCAGTAATCGTGTGCCCGGAAAGACAAACGGGCCTATGAAGGCGGTTGGAAATGGCGAGACAAGAAACCGCCGCAGCGTCTGGTCTGTCGCTACCCGACCCTACAAAGGCGCTCACTTCGCCACCTTCCCGCCAGCACTGATCGAGCCGTGCATCTTGGCTGGCAGCAAACCCGGCGACATCGTGCTCGATCCCTTTATGGGGTCAGGAACTACCGCGCAGGTGGCGCTGCAACATCAACGCGCCTATCTCGGGTGCGAACTAAATCCCGAGTACAAGACGCTGCAAGACCAGCGAATCAGCAAAGTCAGCGAAGAGCAAAACGAAGACCAATTGTCTTTAGTGCTGGAGTAATTAATGCAAGCCGAAGAAATCGCAAAGCAATTAGGCAACGCGAAGAAGGTAAACGGTCAATGGTTGGCAAGCTGCCCAGTCCCGGGCCACGGCAGAGGCAACGGCGATAAGAACCCGTCACTGTCCATTAGCGAAGGCCCGGACGGCAAGGCGCTGTTCCACTGCCACGGTGGGTGTGATCAAGGCAGCGTGTTCTCCACCATGAGAGAACGCGGGTTCCTGCCGGAGCTGGAGGGCCGCAACGTTGAGCCGCTGGCGCTGATCAAGCCCATCGCCCGGCAGCTCGAGCAGGAGTGGCACTACAGCGACGAGGAAGGTGTGACGCTTTTCATCAAGCAACGATTTCGCACCGCGGACGCCAAGGGCAAGGACTACAAGCTGATCAAGGTGGACGAGGCAGGGCGGCGGCACGCCACGCTGGGCGACGCCAGGATCGTGCCGTACAAACTGCCAGAGCTGCGCGACGCCGTGAGCAAGGGCCGCTACGTCTACCTCACGGAAGGCGAGAAGGCCGCCGACGCGATCATCAGCCTTGGCTCGGTCGCCACGTCCAGCCACGCAGGATCAGGCACCTGGCCCGACGCCATCACGGAATACTTTGCCGGCGCCAACGTCGTGATCCTGCCGGACAACGACACGCCAGGCTGGAAATACGCCAAGAAAGCCGCGGCAAAGCTGCTGCCCGTCGCCAAGTCAATCCGCGTCGTGGATCTGGGCGGCGAGGAACAGGGCGACGATGCCTACGAATGGATCTACAGCCAAGGCAAGACGCGCCAGGACCTCGCAGATCTGGTCAAGGCGCAGGCGCCCATCACCGCCGCCGATGAGGTCCAGGCGCCAGAGCGGGTGAGCGAGAAGCCAGCGCCGGAGGCAACGGCATCGCCCGCCACCAGCGAACCATTGGCGAACCCATTAGCGAACCCATTGACGAACCAGCAAGAAACTCCGAGTTCGCCACCGCGCAAGACCCTAAACCTCGAGGCATGGGACGAGATCAAGGACGAGCCGGTTGAGTGGCTGATTGAGCGGGTCATACCGCGCCGCGGCTTTGTCGCGCTGTATGGACCACCAGGATCGTTCAAGTCGTTCATCGCGCTGGACCTGGCCGCATCAATCGCGCGCGCAGCGCCGTGGATGGGCCAAGCGGCGACGCCCAGCGACAACGGGGCCGTGGTCTACATCGCCGGCGAGGGCCACGGCGGCATCGGAGCGCGCATCAAAGCGTGCCGCATCCACCACCAGATCGAAGCCGGCATCCCAATATTCATCCTGCGCCATCAAATTAACCTCAGATCCAGCACCGAGGACATCAACTCGCTCATGCTGGCGGTGGCAGAACTTGCCGAAACCCGTCAGCTAAAGATTGACCTTATGGTCATCGACACGCTTGCCAGAGCCTTTGGCGGCGGCAACGAGAACAGCTCCGAGGATATGGGCGCCTTTATCACCAGTTGCGGGCACCTGCAGCAGGTCTTCGAGGCCGCGCTGCTGGTTATCCACCACTCAGGTAAGGACCAGGCCAAAGGGCTGCGGGGACATTCATCGTTGCTCGGGGCCGTGGATACCGAGCTGGAGCTGCTGCGCTTTGACGATCAGCCGCGAGGCGTGGTCACCATCAGTAAGCAAAAGGACGGCGAGGATGGGGTGCGCTACGGCTTTGAGATGGTCGAGATTGACATCGACGAGGGGTCAGCCGCGACGCTGTCGCTTGATGAGCCGCGCAAGTCTCTGGCCGTCAATCCCTCGGATGAAGCGGCCCAGCGGACGGCGGAAGAGTCCCGTAAAGTAGGACTAAATCGCTCAGGCAAGGGTAAACGGCAGATGATCGCGATCGAGTCGCTGCAGGCTGCAATTAATGCTAAAGGCACACATTGGAAGGTGTCTGTCGGTATCCGTAAGTGCGCGAAGATGGATGATTGGAAGGAATTCTTTGCTCAAAAAATGGGCACCGACGAGGATGGAACCGACGCATTTCGATCCGCCTGGCGGCGCGCGAGGAGCGATTCAGGCCGTCCGGCGAACGTAAAAATCGAAGGAGATTGGGTCTGGATTGAGGAATTTGAGGAAAAACAGAATGAGAACTTTTAGTGTGGTCAAATGGTCAAATCGTGGTCAAATCGTGACGATTTGACCAGCCCGAGAAATGCGGTCGGAAGGTGGTCAAATCGTAGCAAGGGTATACCTGCTACGATTTGACCGCCCGATCTGACCATTTGACCGGTCTATGTTAGTGAAGACTTACAAGAGCATCATGGCAAACAAAAAAACAGCAAAGATTCGAGGGGAGCTTCCCCTGCCGCAACCGCTGGCGTTCCCTGAGTCGGAGTTCTCCAGGTTCTGGAAATCGAAGATGGTGGAACTGGAGGCTGCAAAGCGTGAGCACGAGGAGCGATGGGGAGTCGGCAGATTAATTAATTTGGTTGACGTAGAGTTTCGTATCAAAGTGTGGACTCAGATTGAGCGGGTCTGGGCTGCGCAGGAATCGCAGAACATCGACAAGGCCCGAGCGGCCGCCGATGGAATGATCAGGGCCTGGCGGGCGATGGAGCAGTGGGCTACTGCCGAAGGCATTGCGCCCGTGGGGGAGGTCAAGGCGATCGAATGGGAGTTGGACGACGGTGGCGTCTTGGCAGTGGTGTCAACCGAGGCCGACGCGGCGGCGTATCACCGGATGCGGCCAGACGTTGAGGATCGCAATGTCTGGTCGATCCAGGAGATCGCCAAGCTGCTCGAGGCTGGCTTGGGTAATGACATCGCCAGGCTGAAGGCGACGCTTGGGGTGCCGGCGACTGTGGTGAGCGTCCAGGCTAACGGCTCAGGGTTCGACGACTTTGAGAATGATCTGGACTTTGATGCGCCGAGCAAGGCACCTAAAATGTTCCCGACTCGGATGAAACCCTTGGAGAAGATCAAGTGAAGGCGTTTAATCGGGCTTTGGGGCGCTTTTGCGCGTTAGGTGTGTATTGGGTGCCATTGGGCACGAAAACGGCTTGGAGGGCGTTTTAATGGCTGGGACACCGAAGAAGAAGTCAGACCTCGAGTTGCTCAACAAGCTGCCTGAAGAGATGATTCTGTCGATGTTCGAGGAGAGCAAGTCTGTCGCGGACATCTGCCTGAAGTTAGGCATTGGCAAGCGAGCGCTAGACGTTTACATCGAGGAAAACGATCTTGCCCCTAAAATAGCGCGCGCGCGTGCGCACGCGGCGGATTCGTTGGCGGTTGAGACGGTCCAGATAGCGGACGAACTGGACGAGAACCATCCTTCGAGGGCAGCGCTGCGCATCAAATCGCGTCAATGGATCGCCGAGCGGTGGGATCAGAAGACTTACGGCTTACAAAAGGCGCAGCAGATCAACATCAACGTCCAGGACCTGCGCATGAACGCGCTGCGGCACGTCGAGGTCATCGAGGACTTATCCACAGATGTGGTGCCTAAGTTGTCCACATAGCCCTGTGGACATGGGCCAGATTGCCTAATCGGTGTGCATTTCGGCACGAAAACAACGAATGCAATTTGACATAATGAACCTTGTATATCTTTGTTTTTGTAGGTTTCGTGTAAGTATTCAATGAAATCAACAACTTAGCAGCGATACCTCGACGGTTATCCACAGAGCGCACGCTGCCAAGTTGTCCACAGCCTGGGCCGCGCGG